AATCTTGTATTTGGATTTCTTTGATTTCTTCACACACGAATTTACTGTGCTTTCAGAAACGCCACATTTAAAATCTTTAAGTAAAATTCTTCTGTACCAATAATTCCATTCATCTTTTTTTGCTTTATTCATTGTTTCAATAATTATATCCCTTGCAGCGTGTCCTGTTAGAGTTCTGTTTGCAAGTGGTTCGGCACATTCCATAAAAAATGTTCCGTATGACAATCCTGGTCCATCTCCAAAACTTTCAGGGACTTGTTTCACCCCAAAGGTTACAAGTTTATCTAATGCAATTTGAAAACCGTAAAATAAAGTTTGATTGTCTTTTGCTAATTCTCTATATAAGATTGCTTCTTTTGCTAATCTTGAATTATCTGATTCTAATTCTTTTATAATCTTATGCATAATTTATATTGTCTTCCCACCATTGTTTTTTATTCTTACCTTCAGGTTGAACGATTTGAGCAAAATATGCCCATTTTGAATCGCCTGATTCATCGCCTTCATCATTAAAGGTAATATCTGTATAAGATATTGAACCTTCGTATTTTAAATCTAAATTTAATTCTTCAACACTTGCACCATTTTCCCCAGCAGGGTCAATTTGTGCATTTGTTGAAATTGAAATACTTGTTATAATTCCGTCCCTTAAAATTCCGCCCCCAACTGGACGGATTTCTATTTTATCATTTACTTTAATTAACATTAAGCCGCTTCTAACATACTGATTGATACTTTCCATTTGTTTGGTGAATTACTTTCAGAAACGACAGCAGTTTTTAGATTGATTTTTGTAAGTCTACCTTTTACAGTTTTTCCACGACCTGAAAATTGTACTTTTTGTCCAACAGATAATTTGGAACCTGCAACCATATTTAATTCCGTTCTACGATTTTTAATCATTTGGATTACAGAATTGATTTCACTATTATTCAACAATGAAATTTGTTTATTGATATTTACTAATATTTTACTCATTTTCTCCCCATAATAAATTTTCTAATTTTGTTTCCTTCATATTGTCTATAACTTCCTCTACCGAAGAAGGATTTTCGGTAAATACAGTTTTTCCGTTAGGTAAAACTTTTGCAGGTCCTGGTTCTTGTCCAGGAACTGTGAAAACAACACCATTTTTCATAATAGTGTTATTATTAAGAATTGTGATTTTAGGCATTAACAGCCTCCAACAAATTGTGAGTTTTATGGATATCATCTAACCATTCTTCGGCATCAGATTTTGAATTGATACCTTCCAATGATAACATTTCATTGGAATTTTGCATTTTTACTAATGCTTCGTCTTTAGTAATTTTTTGAGAGATTACATCATCCTCTATTTGAGATAGAAAATTTGTAGCACTATCCCACGCCATATTTTTTACTTTACCCATAATTATGCAGTTTCCTTTACAAAGTGATAAAATGCAAAGTCATTTGTAGGTGACAATACAGTTTTGTTTTCTAAATTACTTCTTAAATATGATTCTTTAGAAAAAACACATTCTATAGAATCGGTTTGTATCAATTTATTAATGATTACATCAATTTTACAATTCACAATATTATTAGTATGTGGATTTTTTTGAATATTCATTAAATCTTTGATTATTTGGCTTTTTTCGATTTTCATACTTATAGTATATCAAAGAATCGGTATTAATTCAAGCAAAAAACGAGCAAAAAAGCCCTTATTTTCTGCGAAAAAGCCCGATTTATCCGATTATTTTCAAAATGTCGGTTTTCTGCGATTTTTTTGAAAAAATGACTGTTTTCTGCGATTAATTTAGTTGATTTTTTGGAATTTTCGGTAAATTTTGACTATGATTTCCGTTATTTACCGAATCGATAACTGCTTCTAACATTTTTACCGCTCCATCTTCACCTAAACTCAATACATAACAATCAGCAATTGTTTTAAGACACATACCCAATGCTTGCAAGGGGTGATTCGGATATTTTGACAATAATTCCATTAAATCCATTTGTGTATCTATCATTATTAGTTTATCTTCATCCATACTACTATTATACTAAATTTTTATGGGTTTGTCAATATAAAAAACTCTTATAAATAGTTCTATGTATGAATATAGATGTAAAATCACAAAAGTGGTAGATGGCGATACCGTTAAATGTGATATAGATTTAGGCTTTGGTATTTGGCAACATAATGAAACTGTCCGTTTGATGGGAATTGACACTCCGGAAAGTCGGACAAGTGATAAAGATGAAAAACCATATGGTTTATTATCCAAAAAGAAACTAACGGAACAAATTGAAAAAGCGGAAGTAGTTAAGATAGTTACAACCAGAGATGAAAAGGGAAAATTCGGTAGGATTCTTGGAACACTTGTTGCTGATAATGGTGACAATATCAATGCATATATGATTCGCCATAATTATGCGGTTCACTATCAAGGCCAAAGTAAAGATGATGTTCAAGAGGAACATTTAAAGAATAGAGTCATCTTGAATGAACGAGGTGAAATGAATAAGGAGTAAACAAATGGGATTTTTTGATTCACTATGGAAAAAAACCAAAAAGGAAACTAAAAAAGTAGCAAGTAAAACTAAAAAGGCTGCTAAGAAAGTAACTAAAAAAGTTAAAAAAGGCAAAACTAAAAAATAATGGGAAACAAAGCACACAGAATGGGAGACGCCAATACAGGCGGAGGTACAATCACTACAATACCTCAATCTACTGTTTTTGCAAATAGTAAAGTACTTGCTGTTAATGGCTCAAAAGGAACAGGACATGGTGTAGGAATACACGCTGTTAATGCTTGGGATACTGCTAATGGCAGTTCAACTGTAAATGCAGGTGGGATTCCTGTTAATAGTGAAGGTGATGCTGATACCTGTACACATACAAGGACTGGTGGATCTTCTGATGTAAATATTGGGGGATAAAGTATAAATAGTATAGTAAGGGAGAGATTTACTAATGTCAAGGTATGACGCCACACAATCAAATGAGAGTACAAGAAGTTCTAGGATTTACAAGGACTTGAATCTTAATTTTGAGAAAAATACTGTAACGAAAGATATTCAAAAAATCACAGATGTTGAAGCAGTAAAAAGAAGTGTGCGGAACCTTATTAATACAAATCATTACGAAAAACCTTTCCATCCTGAAATAGGGTCAAATTTGAGAGCGATGTTGTTTGAAAATTTAACTCCTCAAATGAATCACCTTATTTCAAAACAAATAGAATTGCTAATCAAAAATTATGAACCAAGAGTTCGGTTGGTGCAAGTAAATGCTCAACCATCTTATGATAGAAATGGATATTTAGCAACAATTTCTTTTTATGTGTTAAATCATCCTGAACCAGTAGTAGTAGAAAACTTTTTAGAGAGATTAAGATAAAATGGCAACTAAACTAGATATATCAGAATTAGATTTTGACGCTGTTAAAGCGAATTTAAAAACATACTTATCAAGTCAAACTGAATTTTCAGATTATGACTTTGAAGGTTCTGGTATGTCCGTTCTCCTTGATGTTCTTGCCTATAATACTCACTATCTTGGTTACAATGCCAATATGTTGGCAAATGAAATGTTTTTGGATAGTGCTGATTTAAGGTCAAGTGTTGTTTCATTAGCAAAGGCAGTTGGTTATACTCCAACAAGTGCAACTTCTTCTACAGCAGATATTAAAGCTGTCGTTAATAATGCAACTGGTACTTCCTTAACAATGACAAGGGGTACAAAATTCACAACAACCGTCAATAGTCAATCTTATACATTTGTCAATAATGCGGATGTCAGTATTTCACCTGTTGATGGTGTCTATAGTTTTGATTCAGTAACTTTATATGAAGGGTCATTATTGACTTTCAAATATACTGTTGATACTACTGATACCGAACAACGATTTATTATTCCTAATGATAATACTGATACAACTACAGTAACAGTTAAGGTACAAAATTCTTCCTCTGATTCAACAACAGCAACTTATACACCAGCAACTGGTATTACAGAATTAGATGATACATCAAAGAAATTCTTTTTACAAGAAATTGAAAATCAAAAATTTGAAGTTTATTTTGGTGATGGCGTTTTGGGTAAAGCAGTTGCTGATGGTAATATTGTTATTCTGGAATATGTGGTTACAAATAGGGATGCTGCTAATGGTGCATCCACTTTTGCATTGTCAGGAAATGTTGGTGGATTTTCAGATGTAACAATCACAACAAACAGTAATGCAAGTGGCGGAACAGGACCAGAAAGTATTTCTTCAATCAAGTATAATGCACCAAGAGATTATTCTGCTCAAGACAGAGCAGTTACAGCTGATGATTATAAAACATTGGTAAAAACTTTATATGCAAATGCACAAGCAGTCCAAGTATGGGGTGGGGAAGACCATTCAACTCCTAATTATGGTAAAGTATATATTTCAATCAAAGCAAAATCAGGTGCAAATTTAACTGTTGCAACGAAAGAATCTCTTGTAAAAGATTTAAAACGATATGCTGTTGCTTCTGTAACTCCAACAATCATTGATCCTGAAACAACATATCTTACAACTAATACAAATTTTAAATACAATTCTTCTTTGACTACAAAAGATGTTACAACCCTTCAAACAAATGTGCTATCAACCATTTCAAGTTATAATACAGATACACTACAAAACTTTACTGGTATGTTTAGGCATTCTGCATTAAGTAAAAATATTGATGCTACAGATACATCTATTTTATCTAATGTAACTACAGTAAAAATGTATAAGACTTTTACACAAACATTAAATTCTGCTTTGAAATATACAATTTCATATAATAATGCATTTTATAATCCACATAGTGGACATAATGCAAGTGCAGGTGGTATTGTATCTTCAACTGGATTTAAAATTAATGGTTCTACAAATGAACATTTCCTTGATGATGATGGTGCTGGTATTATACGAGTATATTATTTGGTAAGTGGTGTTCGTACTTACACAGATTCAACTTATGGTACAATTAATTATTCTACTGGAGA